ACCTTCACTTATGAGGATAATCATAATGAATAAGTATTTGGTGATGCTCCTTGTGAGTGTCGTATCTGTTTGTAACATGAGTGTTCTAGCATACACTCTTCCCATTAATCCATATTGCATTAGGAGTAATGGTGCTAATCATACTTTTGGTACTGTAAGAGGTAATGGAACCATTAATCATCAAGGACATGACATTGATGCTGCTAATGGTACTCCAGCATATGCAGTAACTGATGGTTATGTTACTAGTGGAGTTGGTGGTAACTACGGTTTGTATGTTATATTGGAAGGCCGTGATTACTACTTCTTTTACGCTCATTTATCAAAGGTAGTCAAAAATGGTCAAGTCAAAGAAGGAGATGTAATTGCATTGACTGGATCAGGTGGTAATGCAAAGGGTATGGGTTATGATGAAACTCATTTACATTTTGAAGTTCGTCTTGAACCTCATCCCGGCCGTGGTCTGAAAGGTAGAGTTTCACCGTTTGATGTACTACCAATTGGATTCAAGGATTCCACTAATTGTGAGTTCGCAGGATAACATTAACTGAATAACGATGTGAACAATCACTCTATCGTTAGAGGAGAACGTAATGCATATTAGTGACGCAGAAAACTTAGTTCCGACTAAGGCTCTCCCTTATCTCGGGTCTGTCGTTAAAGGTTATGACATAGACATACACACTCCATTGTTCGAAGGAAGTGACATAGATGAAGAAGCTGATCATTTGTTGTCCATGTTGGAACAGTCAGATTCGGTGTTCTCCGAGCTATTCGAAGTAGAAGTGGCTTCTCGTGCCAAGATAGGCCCAATATCCGTACGACTACCTTTCGCGGATAGACAATCGGGCGTAGAGTCATATTATACTAGTAGAATAGATGTAAATGAAAGAGTGATCTCTGAATATGATGTATCCTCTGTAATCGGCGGGCTGTCTAGCCGTCTTAGGCCTATGAATTACGAGCATGCATCGCGCCTCCTACCTCGAAACACGAACTCTGGTCTACCCCTTTTCTCTAAACGAGGTGAAGTGCTAGAACAAAGTTTAGTTATGGCTAAATCGTGGGAACCCTTTCCAGCTATGTTGGGATGGCGAGGTCAGGCAGATGGTAATCCGGAGTTTGGTAAACAGAGAGTCGTGTGGATGTTTCCTTTATCATGGAACATAATAGAGTCTAGATACTCGGTTCCTCTATTTGACATGTTGGTGTCTCAAAATTACTTTGGGGCGTGGATATCGATGGATTCGGTCGATGACCACATTACACGATTTTTCGATAGTACAGATGATGATAGCTTTATTGTGTCTACTGATTACTCAAGGTTCGATCAAACCTTAGTTTCTCAAATCAGTTGGTTTGAGGATGTGCTGAAGCGCGCTTTTCAAAGTAGTTATCATCACGAAATAGAAGCTTTGCTTACTAATCTACAAACTATACCTTTAGTATGTACGAAAGATATTATGTATACTGGTACACACGGTATGCCATCTGGTAGTGCATTCACGAACATTGGGGATAGTATTGTAAATCTGTACGCCCAAACATCATCACCTGTGGTAGTCCGCAACATGGTACAAGTGCAAGGTGATGACGGTGTCGCAGTAGTGACTGATCCTGATAATCATATATCTCATTTAATGAGTTGTGGTTTTGATATGAATCATGATAAACAGCTGGTGTCACGCAATGAAGTTTCATATCTACAAAGACATCACTATCGTGACTATAAAGTCGACGGAATATCACGTGGCATATATCCTATTATGAGGGCTTATAACTCACTTAGGAGACAAGAACGCTTTCATCGTGAATGGAACAAAGATTTGGAGGCCCTTAGAACGTTATCTATTTTAGAAAACACTAAGTGGCATCCTTTCTTTCAACAGTTCGTAAACTACGTGGTAAAATTTGGCGATACCTACTTGCATGAATTCGTCAAAAGCATGGCTTTATCCAATTCAATGTATGAAAGGGTAATTGACCAAGCTAGATCTATACCAGGTTTCCAGCCCTCATATAACTCTGATAGTATCACAGGATTGAGGACTTTCGCTTCATTTGAAGCTGTCAAGGAAATATAAGACAGATCGAGAAACTGTAAAACTAG